GCACAGTGTTTACGGTTACTTGTACTTGCCAGGCATCGTTAATTTGTATCGCATTGTTGATAGTATATGTAGTTGTGGCTCCATCAGCTACAGCACTGGTACTTTGCTCTTGCCAGTCAACATAACCATATGCATACACTGTGCCTACACCTGAGTTGTAGCCCGGCGCACCAATATACATCCAACGTTCATCTAAACTCATAGCAACTGAATAGCCAAACTCTGCGCCTGTATACCCACCGCCCAATGGGTTGAGCAATTGCCATGTGGTGTACGGTGTTGATCCGTTGCCGCCTAGCACAGGGTCACGATACACTACACAGGCAGATCCAGTGTTGGCAATATTTCCTGTTGGGCTTCCGCTAAGGCTTGCTGATGCACCGGCCACTGCCCATGTACGATTACCAAAATCTATAGCATTGCCAAATCCTCGATCTCCCATGTCTTGCACAGGATCAGACAAAGACAGAATAGCATCTTCGCCCTCTAGTGGTGAAATATATTGACCATCATAGCCGGGTACATAAACATACACCCCGCCATGACTACTATTGTAGTTTGGGCTACCAACTAGCAATGCCGCTTGATTACGACCTTGTGCTACACTGGCGCCATATTGTTCATTTGGCGCAAGAATTTGTGGTTCTAATGAAACGACACTGGAAAATACTGTGTTCTTTTCCAACACTTCCCATAAACCGTCACCGTTATTATCAATCCATACTCTGGCACCTGGCAAGATGTCGTTTGCATAAGGCAAATTAACAACATCGCTGGCCTGACTTACCCGCATAGTTTGTAATGTTAATCCTATGCCAGTACCATTTGCAACTGTTCTTCTGCTGGTTGGAGAAAATGCAAAAGCAATGTTTACTGTAGTTAAATCTAAAACCGACAGCACTTGATAAACACCGTTAATTTCTACGTCAAAAAACTTAATGATTAATTTATTGCCAGCAACCAATCCGTGATTACCGCTAAAAATTACTCGGCTGGTACCATTTAAATTGTCACATACGTGTTGTATTTGTCCAGGTACCGCTTGCGCACGATATATGTTCCAATCGTAATTATTAATTTTAGCGACCCATATACTTGTACCAACTTCAATAGAATCAATATTGGCATTCAAACTAGAATTGTTTGAAATATCAAAAACTTTTATGTCGGCATCATTAACATTTACATAGCCTGCTGTGGGTAATCCAGTATCAGTAGGTAATTCGGTTGTGGTTGGTAAAATGTTTGGGCTGGTAAGTTTATAACTTTGTTTCCAAACATCGCTTAAAAATATTGTTTGGTCAGCCAAGCTTTCTTGGCCCGGTACTATAACTTGAACAAGACTAGGATTAGAACTCAACAAGGCTCGGTCTAAACGCAATTCAAAGAAACTTCGATTGGCGTTGGCCCCATAAATTGCTCGTTGTACCGCCCAGTTTTCGTAGATAGTATAGTCAGCGGCTTCTTTACTGAGGTTAGCTGATTTAAATAACTCGGCGCTGAGTATAGTACCCTTGGTGTCAAGAAATTGTTTGTAAACATTTACCTGACTGACGTCGTCTAAATTCAAGGCAGCCATGTATTGTCTAGGTTTAAATCCTATTAATCCATAACTCAACAGATCGTTGTCAAGCTCAATATTGGCTGTATTAATATTATAGCTGTTGACTAACTGGTTGGCTTTGTTGGCAATATTAGGTAACAATCCAATTTCAGTTTGAGTATAATTACTTTGTGTCCAGTCGTCAAAATTAAACTTTACGCCAGGCTGTACAATTTTTAATGCAGACCAATAAACATTTTTATATTTGACTAGTTCACCTTTACTATATGTTCTTAGCCCAGTCCATTCTTCTACATTGTTTTGATTTAAAATAAATCCTGGAGTGTCAATCGTACCGTTCCAATCAGCAGTAGTCACTGCTACAAGATTCAGTCGATTTTGTCTAGCACCGGTTGTAGGATCATATATTAAATCTCCAAAAGCACTTTTATTGCTCAGCACAATCATATGTTCATAGTTAGTAAATCTTAAATCTATAAAACTAATGTTTTGCGTAGTCAGCGGTTGAATTGTAAATGTGTTATTAGTTCTTATAATGTTTAGCGTACGAGTAGGCAATTCTCTTGAATTTTGATCTAACAATAAATTTTCTGTAGTTTCAGTGGTTATATTGTCTACAATTGCGCCTGCTCGAGTAACTGTAAGCCCACCGGCCAAAGGATTCAAATTGATAATAGCGTCTGTATTCCAGCCTTGCTGACTCCAGTATAAAAATTCGTCAACCATCCTAGGCCAGTCCAACATATAACCATTTGCTCGGTCAGTAAAGGTTAGGCCTTGTGTTTCTAATAATTTGTTATAGCTCAATAAAAAATCACTTACCGCAGTTTCATTACTGAATACAAATCCATAAGGCACTTGTACCACTGTATCGGTGTAGAAAGTTGGTACCCTGACAGTTATACCGCCAGCACTATATTCTTGCAATCTGCCCACAGCCTGGCTTTGTAGTATTTCAAAATAGGCTTGAGTAGTCCCGTATCCAAATACTGCATATCCACCTGAGACTTTTTGTACAGCCACAGCACTATATCTTATGCTATCAAATGGCTGGTTTTTGTACAATACAATATCGTAACTTTCGTCTGGAATCATTAATGTTGTGTTTGTTGAATTGGGACTGGATTTTTCAGTAAAAACTTTGATATATTGTTTGTCTGAATAGCTGGCCATACGGTAACATAATCTCACATCAAGGTTGTCAAGATCAGCTGTGAGTATTGCTGTGCTATCAATGCCAATTTGTCTGTTAAAATCCACAATCCAATCAATGTAACTGGCTTTGCTAATTCCGTTGCCATACACTTCAATATTGTTGGCATTTAATCTATAACGTTGATTGTAAAGATATTGATCATAATCTGTATCAAATTTGTACAAATCTCTATCAGCAAACAAGGCAAAGAACTTTGCAGGTCTTGTGACTGCCAACACATGCATTACAGAAAATGCATACGCAGAACTGCTCCACCACGATGCTTCAACCGGCCCGCCATCACCTAGTGCCCAGCTTTTGTTAAATTTGGCGCCAAGACTATAATTGAGCGGTGCCGTTCCAGCTACGCTGTTTAACGGACTTAATAATTCGCCCTCAGACCCAGTTGGTATAACTGTTGTTAGCCCAGGTCTTGCATAATTAGATTTGTAATATGGTGCTATAGGATCAGCCACATAACCTGCTTCTAGGTCATCCCACAAGTTCATGTTGTCAGCAGTATACGGTGCTGGGCCATAGGTGTTTTCCCACCAATCTGGTTCAACAGCAAATCCCAGCATTTCCCAAGGAGTGTAACTAGGTTGTTCGGTGTCATAATAATATCTATAAATTCCACGCCAGGCACCCAATAGTGGTTGATTGTCAAGTCGACCATTTACATTGCTGTAGTTCCAGGTAAATTCATTGGTGGCAGAGTAGTCTTGTTGTTTATAATCTAGTTTGTTCCATCCGCAATAACTCAAAAAATCTCCGGCAAAAATATTGTTGATTTGCTCATAGGTATAACCGGTGTCTCGAAATTCACCAGGGAGTACATCAACCAAAGTCATTGGCACAGGATTGTCATCCAACTTCAAGTTACTGTAAATTCTAGTTTCAAATTCTAATAGTACTGCATCGCGTATGTCTCCAAACAAAGGAGTTAAACTTCCATCATGTCCTTGTATAAACTCTGTAACACCGTTGCTGACAACCCTAGAAACTATAGCTGGCCGAAATGCTGGGTATAATCCCAACTTTGTGGGAGTATTCGGAACAAAGCTGCCATAGGTGGCATTGTATTCGTTGATAGTGACCACATCTCCAATGTTAAGCGTAACCAAAATAGTCAGTGTGGGATTAGTCGATACTGTGTAATCACGGCCTCTTTCCAATAGTACATCATTTAAATAAACACAAAGTCCAAGATAGTTTGCTGATTTAAAATCATAAACTTGTACAGTGTCAAAAGTGGGTTGTGTGGTGTAACCTACAGTGTAGTTGTTGCTGGCAAATATTACTCCAGTAGGCAACATATCACTCCAATAAAATGGCTGTGTATCTACTTTGCCAAACGTAATATCTTGTATTGCTGTGTCAAGAATGTTGGCTGTGTTTTTAAATGCAATATTTTCTTGGGTCAATACTGCATCTAACATTTTGGCTTTGTACTTGATGTATTCGCGACTGTTGTATTGCAAACTAGCAAAAATATTAAAATCTGGCGATCTCATGAAATATCCAGCCAATGTCAACGGAGAGCTTTGTTGTAATATAGTTAACCCATAAGGAATAATATTGCCAAGATCTCTAGTGTTGTTAGAGCCGTTAATTTTGCCTGTTAATGTGATTAAGTTTTGACAGATACTTTCGTAGTGTGTGCGAATTGTTCCCAAAGTAAATGCAGGACTGTTTGCATTAAGTGGATTACTTTGTAAATTGTCAGGAACTTGGTAGAATCCTACTTTACTAGGTTGGCTGCTTAAAGCTGCCACTTCGATCACATCTGTTGGTAGGTATGTATTTGTAAGTGTTATTACAGTACTGTCAGTTCCAACGGTATACGTATATAGGCCAGGGTCTAAAAATATACTACCTATATATATTTTAATTACAGGAACTGCAATAGAAGATTGTGCATTAACTTCAACGTCTAGCTTGAGTGTGGCACCAGTATATGTAAATTTAAATTGCTGATATATTTGTTGTGGCACAACTGCACTTTGCCACCCAATTAATTTTTTATAGGCTGTGCGACCTGCATATTGTTGTACTGCTCCAGAGCTGATATCTTGTGTTACGCTAACATTGTCTACCACATAGATAAACGTATCAACATATAAATTGTTATCAAATACAATGTCACCAACGTTGTTGATGTTTAAATATTGTAATGGCAGTTGTAGTATAGGATCAAGTATAGTAGTATCACCGACTGCATAACTAAACAGTTTTGAACCTGTAAAATTACTAGACGGATATTTTATTTGATTACCAAAGCTGATGTTATCTCTATCATAAACATTAAAAAGTGGTGCTTGTTGAACGTTAGTTTTTTGCTGTGCTTGAATCCATTCAATACCATCATACCAAAAAGTAAGTCCAGCTAAAGTATTTCCGTTAATACATACTGTGCATTGATCAATTTCTACTGCACCATCATCTGCTTGAGTTAATATTATGATTGGTTGTGCTATCAATGGTTCAACTGTGTCTGGAGTAGCAAAATTTACTATATAAATTTTGTTGCGTACATTTTCGTCTTCGTCAACAGCAAAAATAACTCGTGAACCTTCAACAAATGTATACCCATCAACTGTGTAACTAGTAGAGCCTTCAACATTGCTAAATGCATCAGTTTGTGTTAGATCTATGATATCTACAGGGGCCTTGCCTTCTGTACCCATGTCCCATAATCTTATGCCTGAGCGGAATTGTATGATGGGTCGTTTGGCTCTATAGTTGTTGTCAAAATTAACACTGGTTTTATTGTATTCAGCCGTGGCATTGATTACATCAATATGAAACCAACGATTACTTCTAGTCCATGCATTTAAATCTTTACTAGCACGACTGATGGTCAAATAATCCGTTTTGGTGGGAGAAAATGTTTGAGTAGCCGAGTCTTCAGCATAGGGTTCGTAAATAGTAAAATTATCTACAGGTAACAACTCAATTGCTGTACCAACTCCACTCACGTAATATTCATGATCACTAATAGCAATCGCGTTCATAGTACCAGTACCCAACTCTAATGTTACTACTATACCATTTTTTGTTTCACTTATGGTAAATTTTTGTTTATTAGCCGAAATTGTTCTAACATAATAAGTTTGTCCAACGGTAATACCGCCCAGCGTAGGAGACAAAAATAAAATTTCTTGGCCTACATACAAGTCCTTGGCTCCAGATGATGTAATATAATTTGTACCGGCTGCAGTTTGAGTGCATACTAAAGTTGTTGTGCCCGATTTATAACTAATCGGGGTTACTTCTCCGGTAAATTTCACTTTTAGTCCATTAGTAAACGCTACACCATTGGGGCTAATATAATTTTTCTTGCCAATAATTTGATCTATGTCTAATATCACAGCACTTGTAGATTCTGACAATTTGATTATGCCAAATATTTCTGGATCAGTGCCATCTTGGTAGTACAAGGTATCTTGAGCCGCAGTCAACAAAGGAATTTGCTGAATTTTATTGTCTGGAGTTTTGTACCATTGGGTGTTACTGTAGGTGATACCAAATAAAATAGTAAATTTTTCTAAAGTGTTAATGGTAGCAATTTCACTTACTTGCAAATAATCTATCCCATCAACTGTGTTGTATGTAATTTGATACTTGTTTACATATTCTGGCTGGTCAACAAACACCAAAGTACGAGTGTTGAGGTTTGTTGTGCCGTCAATACCACCTGTAGCAATAATAAAATCAACCAAGGGTTGCCCATTAATGTCATCATAATTCATTGATGTCACTATATCTATTGTGCCGATACTGGTTAAATTATAATAAAAATTTTGTGCAGTTTTTTGTGGCACGTTGAATACCACCGTGCCTAGATCTTCACCATTGTTGGTTACTCCCACCACATCTCTACTGCTTATATTAGGCGCAAAAGGTAAATCACCACCGACACCGGGTGCAGTTTGTATCCAAAACCCTGGACCTGTACCGGGTGTGTTATTGACAATGTTTAACACACCTTGCATGTTTTGTTGATTTTCGCTGGCATAATACAATGTGTCTGGAGCATCTTGTGGCACAACAAATGTTATCAGTCCGGTGGCAGCACCGTTGCGGGTCACTCCTGAATTATAAGTTTGTCCTTGACCGGTTACTGGTGCTGTTTTAATCCAAAAAGGGAATACGCCACCAAGTGTTAGATTAAACACATAGGTATTTCCACGGGCTAAAGTTAGTGCAGGGTTTGATTGACCATCTATTACATAGGCCGAAATCCCCAAATTTTGTACTCGATAATTTACTGTTTCTTTTTGATTTTGTGCTACCTGAAATGTGTAACTTCCGCCACGTATTAATTCAATTGCGGGGTTCTCTCCGTCTACGCCAGAAAAAGTATAAACACCGTTCTCTCTATTGACCACAAAGTTGTCGGTCGTTGAAATTTCTGTAGCCGATACATCAACTACTGCCGGACCGTCGGGCAACCAAAAATACTGGCTAAAGTTTACAAATGTATCAAAATCAACAAACGGATCCCAGGAATAGTAATCGCTAGAATACAACAAGTCGGGTCGACTACTGATACCACCCTGAAATCCTATTGCATCATTGAGTCCAGGATAGGTGATGGCGTTTTTAATAGTGTCAGTTTCTGGTACCAAACTGACCACACCGGGCTCAAGTTGATAATTGGCTCTAGTGGCAGTAGGCTCAATTACATATTTGTCATTAGGGTTAATTCCCGGACCAACTGTACGACCAATGAAACCTTGAGTCTTTTTAAAACTGGGCTCTTGTATTAACTGATCCAATGTGGCTGCCAAGAATTGTTTGTTGGCATCAGTTTGAAATATTTCAGGAAGAAAATCTACACTGCGTACTTTTGCCATTAAATTACTCCACTACCTGGTGCAGTACGCAAGTTGGTACTGGTCAATGCTTCAATAACTTCAATATTGTTGATTGTAGCACCATTAACAAATATTTCATAAGGCTCGGAACGTATTTCGTAAAGATCTCCAAAATACTTTTGTGAATTCAATGGCACTAATACCACCGAACTAATAATTGTACCAAGTTGTCTGTGCAAGTAAGCCGCAAGTTCACTAAAATAAAAAGTGTCACCAAAGTTCCATTTATCGATTGAAAAATAATCGTTCATGGCAGCTACCACAGTGCTTTTGATTTCGCTGGAGCTGGCTGTAGAGTTCGAAGCCCTGATCACTTTAATTGTGGCACGAAGATTTTGTGCGGCTTTTTCGCCAAATAAAGGTTTGAATACTACTGAATTTAACACAATGTTGTCACTGATCATTTTGTAATCTTGTAAACCCTGATATGCTGTGCTCAATTCATCAATTGTGGGCATTGTGGGTGCTGGCACAGTATTGGTGGTATCTCTGATCCAGTTTTGATATGCAGTATAATAGCTCAGTGTCACCACATACAAGTCAATAATATTTGTAGTACCTGGATCAATGCGATTGGTCAGAGTTGAATTATGACGATATTGATAATACAGTTGCTGGCGCCCAGTTCTTGCGACCCATTCGCTAGAAACATCAATTAAGGTTCTAACTCCAGCTGTGCTTAACGACAACTGGTAAAATGCATCTTCAGAGTAGGCATAAAATACCTGTCCTGGACTCCACTCAGTTGTAACTACTGCAATATCATTATAGGTAGGGTAGTCACTAGTGACAACACCTGCTTCTACTAACAAATACCTTTGTAAATTATCAAAGTCCACAGTTTTTTGCAAGTATATATATTTTTGTGTTGGATTGGTATCAGGAGCAACAATTTCGTTAAAAAAGTCAGGATTATCAGGCACGCCATCATTGTCGCTGTCGCGATATCCTACTAGCACCTGGAAATCATCAACATAGCCGTCACTCTCAACTGGCTGGCCAGTAATAGTCATAATGATATCACCAGGCAAGTGATTGGTAGAATCAGGTTGTGTATTCACTGCAAGACAATTAATAAAATCTTTAATCACAGTTCCTGTGCGGGAATCATACACCATCTCGCCGACATTTTGATTGAAAAAGAATCTTGTTTGTAACACACTTCCAAAATTATAAGCTAGTCCACGGAAGGTGACGGTGTAGTTTTGATTTTGCACAACAAATTGAACCATCCAACTGGCATCTAAGTTTGTGCCTGATGTATTTCCTGCGTATGTTTGGTCCCAGGTGGCATCTGCCGCAAGGTTTGTACTGGTAATCAAATACCATGAGTACGGTACCCCAGTAATGTCGCCATCGTTGTCGTAACCAATACCAAAGTTACGATTCAATAAAATTTGTTCTGCAATGGCTAATTCTAAAGACTGTGGCAAATCGGTTACAAAAAGTGGAATAATAGTATCAACTATAGCACCAGTGGGTACAAAGTTATTGAGCGAGACTGGGCCTGCTCCTGACGGTAAATTGCCAAGTCCGTTATTGTACCCAGTGCCAACAATTTCTTGGGGACTAGCCCAGATTTCTAATGTTTGATCTGCTGAGGTTGGTGTACCTTGTTGAAGTTTGTTGTTTTTGTCAAAGTAGTAACCGGTGGGTGGAACAAATTTTATCAAACTACCCACTGCCACATATTTAAAATTTGTAGTAGTTGTAAATCCTACCGGTATCGGCGAGCCATTTGGCCATGTAGTAGAATAAGTTGTGTTTCTAAAATATCCTGTGGTTTCGTTGGCCAAGGTGGTGCTTTGAACCCAGTTAGCTCCTGTTACCCAAGTAGTGCCACCATATGTGGGCAATGTTGTTGAAGTTACTCTGGGAAAATTAGCATAATAGAATTGACGAGTAGTAGTTTCAGCCAACTTAGGCTGAAACTGATTAGTAATTGCATCGGCAATTTCGTTACGGTTAATCCACGAAAACAATATTGTAGGTAATATGTTTTGTTCCCATAATCCGCCATCAGTACCAAAACTATTAGTACTAGAATACTTGCCGGTGTTATCAACTAAATCAAGATAACGACTGGTACCAATACTTGCACGATTCAATGCTTTAGATTTTACAATACTATTGTATTGTGTGTAGGGAAAAAGGTTGTAGTCTTCACCGTTAACCATGCGATTTTGTGTGTAATATCTGGCCGGTGCACGTTGTTTGATAGCATCAATACTTTCACGTGCCTGGCTATTTGATACAGGACGAGTAATGCCACAGGTGAATGTCAGTGTTTCTAAATTACCTGCACGACTAATATAGCTAATAGGAATATTAACTGACTGCATTTCTTCAGGATTAATAATGTATTGCAATCCGTTACTTGCACGAACATAGGCACGGAATGTGCCTACTGGAATTTGTGAAAACACACCATCACCAAATATCATGGTAATTTGATCATTGGTTCTTGATGTAACAGAGTAGATAGGTCTTGTATCTGTAGCTACTTGCTCGCCTGCGGCCGCATAGATATTTTCTGTATAATCCCATTCACGATTTATATTACCCACATTGTCTAATTGAAACAACCAACGGTCTTCGTTATTGACGCCTTCGATGTTGATGTTTACCGTGCGATTGCTCACACGCTCGCCAAGGTTAAAGTCTTGATTTTGCAAAACACCTTGTTTGAACATGAAAAAGTAACCAGTATTAGCTGATTGAAATCCTAGACTATCGTTACGAAATAACACGTTAAAAGGCACATTTGGTCTTGGTGATGGCTCATAAAGATAATCTCGGCCTACAGAAGTTGAGGTCATTGCTTCAAATGGCATGCTTACACCATCCACTGTGGCTGTATATGGCACAACAGGAAGATATCCGGGTACCAAATTGACCGCATATTCGTCTGTGCGAATGCCCAAAATTGTTTGGCGATTGCCAGGTCTACCCACTCGTTGTGTGTCTACTAGACTAGCATTGATAATTGTAGTGAATTGTTCTTGCCAATCAGGATTGGTTTGATCTGCCCAATCTACTGTGACATTGGAAAGATTTATACCATTGTAATCTATAACATTTTCTGTTGTGTTAACTGAAAATACTTTTAACAAGCCTTGTGCGGCAATGTTACGCTTGGCTGTGTAGCCTACTAAATTTGCTAAACGCACAACACTATCTCTACGCTCAGCAGTATCCATGTAGTTTTCGCGAGTATTCAAGTCTGTGCGGAATGCTAGAGCCTGGCCCATAAATGCAATGACATCCAAAAGAGCAATATATTCTGACGATTCAATGTAGTCATTGAATGTTTCTGGGTAGTACAAGCGCAGATAATCAACAAAACTCTTGCGTAAGGTTTCAAAATCATAACTTTGAAAGTCTGCTTCGCGATAGGTTTGGTAGATTTGTTTCCAATCTTCTACACCAAATATCGCTGTTTGTCTTGTGGTTTTTGCCATTTGTCTGCGCCTCTATCTTTTATTTATGGATATCAAAAACGGCTATGTTATACATAGGAGGCATTACGTTGTTGTAAATCAAAAAAGATGCTCAAACGCTCGGCATTACTACTCGGTATCACAGTTAGTTCAAGTTGAATTAGTATGCCATTATCCTGGGGAAAACATTGTACATCGCTAATGTAAACTCTAGGATCCCCGCCGGCTACTCTTTGTACTTCTTTAACAATTGCATTTTGTAATTCTTCAACTTGATTCTCAAACAGCAAATCCCAAAGTACAGTGCCGTATGCAGGACGTCCGGGCAGTTGTCCTTGGCGTATGTTGAATGCATTAAGCAAGTCTCGTTTGATTAATGCAAAGTCCGTGAGTGTGAACTTCTTGTATTGATTTTGTGTATTGAACCCAATGAATGTTTGTGCCATATGGTATTTATGGGAGGTTATTCACCGGTTCCTCACCCTTCGATTTTAGGTTTAAGAACATCAGTAAGCAATTGCCCAAGAGCAATGTTGTTATTAGCAATCTTTTGAAGTTCTTTGTTTACAATACTAAATTTATAACTTGGATCAACATTCATTTGTGCTTCCAAGCTGAGTTTGTTCCATTCATTGGATGCAGTATCAATTAGTTGTTGTATTCCGCTCTCAAATAAGCCTTTGCGAGCTTGTGCTTTTTCTTCAGCAACTGCATCGTACTGCTGTTGCGTGATTGTTTGTTGATTTGTCAAAGCATTTATTTTTTGATATACTGAGTCAAATGCTGTTTTGGTTTTTAATATTAAAGTTACTAATTCTTTAAGAGCCGCTTGGTAGGTACTCAAGGCTTGAGTTCTTTGTTCTGACGACAAGGCATAATATGAGCCAGAGTAATCAGGTGTGGGTATCTTGTCGTCCCCAAGCACACGATTGCTTGCGGCATCTACTGTGGCTCTACCCACTGTGTCTGCGGCTGGCTTAGGCACATCTTGTTGTTTGAATGCTGTGGGTATTTTTGTGTTTACTAAATTCACAGCAAATGCTCCATCTCGCACAGCACTAGAAAATTCTGCTTGTACTGCACCTGTAGCGTCTCCAGGAATAGGCAAGCCTTTGGCAAATGCTTCCGCATCAGGCAAACTTTTGGCTGCATTCAAACTCATTCCGGCAATACCCTGACTTGATAACTTGTCAATTGGTATGCCTACAGCACCCATGCCTACTACGCCTTTGGTCATTAAGTCTTGTTGTATTTGACTTTGCTTGCCGGCATTGCCTAACAAATCACCAACACTTTTAATGCCGTCTTTGCCAGTCCATACAGCAGGACTTTTTACCACATCACTCAATGCCGATAATCCAAACTTGGCACTGGATCCAGGTTTAACATATCCAGCAGTTTCAAGTTGTCCCACATTCAATCCAAATGCTCCAAGTCCTTTGGTGTCACTAAGATCGTAAAACCCTTGTCCTGTAAGATTTTTTGCTTGTGCCAACACACCATTAACTTCGGGCACACTCATAGGCCCTATTGGGGCCAATGCTCCTGCGCTACTGGTAATTTTTGAAAAGTCTGCTATGTTGATGGGACTGGTTACTGCCGATGCAGTAATGTTTTTGTTGATAGTTTGTATGGCCGTTACTGCAACTGATCCCCGAGCACCCGACGCACCAGTTAATGCTGTACCCAGGGATGATCCTGTGTTGCCTCCCAACGCACCTGTAAAGGCAGATACCGCGGGACCAACCATGGCAGTAAGTCCCGGTGCAATGCCGGCCAGAGATCCACCAAGGGCTCCGCCCGATGCGCCCAAGCCTGCGGCTACACTACCAATCACACCACCAAATGCACCGGCACCGCCATTGATGCCGCCCTTAGCAAACGCTGAATCCACTGACGGTATTCTTCCTGTTGAAAGATTAACACCAGAAGATGACAAATTGGATGCAAATGCACCCAGACTACCGGTTGTGCCTGATTGGGCTTGTGCCAGTGCGGCTTGTGCTGATGGCAATCCGTCTGCGGCCTGGGTAGCCGCACTAAGAGTTTCGCCAGGTGTAAATCCTACTAGTGATCCAGTGTCGGCTTGTTTCTTAAAAATTGCAAATGCTTGCTCTCTAGTAAATCCCGGTGGGCCTTTAAGTGCAAATGTTTTTGCTGTGCCATCAGCATTGGTAGGTGCTGATCCTGTGGCCGGAACAGATGTGGTATCTTCTGGCGGCCTTGCATAACCGGTGTCGGTTAAACTAGGTAACCCGCGACGTATGCGTTCAGCGTTGGTTCTGTCCCATATAATATAATCATTGCCGGTGTATTTGAGGTCTTCATCTTTGGTCTTGGAATAGAGGCCAGATTCAAACTTGCCAACACTTGATTTAAGTTGATCTAAATTAAAAACAAATTCGGCCATGTTATTTTGCCTCGATTTCTACGCCAGCTGGTACTGGTTCTGCGCCAGGTGGTGGACTAGGTTTGCCTTCTTCAAATACAACTTTAACATCCACTCCCTGATTGTGATAGGGATAAGGTTCGTGTGTGGGTGCTCGACTAACAATACTTTCGATCCCTTCTGTTTTTACAGTCCATCCTGCGCTAGTGTCCCACTCAGTGTCATCAAGCAAGGTTGTGGTTAGTGGCTGCGGAGTCGCAACTTCGTCTGCGGCAGGACCGTTAAGATCAATGCCGCCTGCTTCTAATACCAGTGCAGATCCTGCACCCCATGAGCCTGATGAACTGTTTAGCGTTAATGTTCCGTCGGATTTGACGCCAATTGTATTTTTACTATACAATGTAATGTCTTCTTGGGCTTGTACACTTAAAAATGTATCAGTTTCCAACTGCATGTCTTCTTGGCTTTTCATTTTTAAATAACGTCCGGCAAACATGTTGATATCTCTGTCAGCATGCAAGTTGATGTCGCCTTTGGTGCGTATGTTTACACTGTTTGTGGCATACACATCTACTGTGCCTTCTACTCCAAATTCAATCCAGGTTTGTCCGTTGGCATGGACAATGTAAAAGAAATTACCACTATCACTCATGGTAATCTGATGCCCTTTGCTGGTACGTAATCTCAGCATGGCATTTTGTCCAGTAAGATCTCCGTCATCCATCACAAGACTATGCCCGCCTACTCTTCCAATAACTTGCGCTTGACCCGGAGTGATTTCACCAGAATTTAATTTTGTACGAATGTCATTGGGCTTCATGCCACCTTGATAGATGGGTGTACCAGGAGTGCTAACTCCAAACACAGCACTAGGGGTTTCGCGCTGACTTGAGCTTTGTATAGTTCCACGTTCAATGTCGTTGATTAGGCCTTGTTGAAGCAAGGCTTGTGCTAGATAACTGTGTACCGGTTTAGTTTGATCAAAAAATCTTGGATTGTTAAAAATTTCTGCGCTATTGGTATTAATTTCAGTCACCGGCAATCTTGAAGCATTAGCAAAATATGTTTCTTGATTTTGATTTTGCACTTTTGCTTGCGAAGCAGGAACCGATGCTATAGCAGGAACCATGCTACCCAGTCCTTGATCAGGCACTACACCAATATAAAATCCCTGGCTTCGATCACCATTTACAAACACACACAACACAGTTACTCCCACGTCTGGTGGAGTAAACCACATGCCGTAACTGTTTTGATTTCCAGGATAAGATCCAATATTACCACTATCAGCTTTGCCTTGTAAGGGAGTTGATCCATAAAAAGGAGGCATGTAGCTTACTGTGGTCCAATTGCTTTCGTCCTCCATGTCCGCTTTAGTACCAGCGGCAAATATATCAATGTACACTCTAAGACGTCCAGCCCGTGTAGGATCAACAGTGCTCATGACTATGCCGTAGAATGGTCCAAATTCTGCAGGTACACCACCACGATCTGGTTTGTAGTTACTGGGCCGTCCTCGACTGCGTTGTACACTTTCTGCCATATATTATCCCCCGTCTCCTGCAATTTTCTGTGGTTGAGATCCACGTCCTACAGGGCCTGCGGCGGCCGCGGCCGCATTAATTCTTGCTACTACTGAATTCAATTTAGGCGGTCCTGCTTGCACCGTTTCTGGTACAGCATTTATAGTGTTGCCGGCTCCGTCTGTAGGTGCACCTGGTGGTGCGGCATTTTTTAATGCCCACACAGTTCTAGCATCAGTTGATTCACGTTGATTTCCTGATGGTAATGCACCAGTAGCTCCGGACGACACTTGTTGAGCTCCCAGTATGGCTGCTGAGTATTGGGTGCTCCGTGAGTCAGTTGTTGCATTATTTTGTAT